CATAAACGCCGTCGAAGCATTCGTTCAGGATAGGTTCAACAATCGAACGAAAGTCCGTACTTCTCATTGGAGCTGCCATGATTCGCCTCCTTAAACAGCGTTAGTGGATGCTTGGAACTGTGACTCATTGATCACAGCACGTACAACCGTATATGAATCGCCCCAGGCGTTATCTACGAGGGGAGCCAAGTCCACAATACGCATCTGTGCGCTGTTACCAGCACCAACCAGAGTTGTGGAAAGTGTGCACTGAGACAAACCAGTGACATTGCTGCCAGCGGTGGTGTTGCTCAGGTCGGCTTGATCGCCAACCGCAGCTTGTGACAAAGAACCGTCAGCTTGAATTTCATACACGATGTTAGGATCATTGTAGAAATAAGCAATGCATGAACCAGTTTGGTATGCAGTGCTAGCGGGCCAGTAGTTGGACACGCGACGACGACCAGTAGTGTCAGTCCACTCAACACCAGCAAAGGCACCGAGGAACGAGTCACCAGCAGCGGCGATTTGGATTACGCCAGTAGTAGCCAACTTTACGGGTTGACCTTTCAGGATGTCGCTGGAATAACCAGAGACGATACCGCCAGCAAGCGCTTGGGCGCGATCCAGACCAGATGGATGGAACGCAGGGCGCATACCGAACGGAGCATTTGTAGAAGACATAGTCTTACTCCTTTAAGTTCGATGTGTATTGGCTATTAAAAGATTGGAGCCTCTACACGTTGATCAATGTTGTCCAAGCCTTCGCCTTCAATTCGACCTAACGCTTTACCGTTGCTATCGCGTCCAACTTGCTGCTCCGCTTGAAGTCGAATCTTGTTCGCTTCCTCAAGTGGTGCATCGTGGTGAAAGTGCGCCATAATATCCTGATAGATATCCATCGGGATTTTGTGGAGCAACATCTCGTTGCACGCAATAAAACCAGTGTGTTCGCCAGCTTTTACGCGATAGTTCTCAAAGTTTGGAAATTCCTCGGCTTTAACGGGAACATAACCTATGCGAATACGCTTATCAATACTGTCATAACTATTGGTTGTCGATAACCAGCAAAGATGCCATCCTTTTAACTCTGGCGTCTTGGGCAATGCGCTTTGTGTCCACTCATCACTCCACATCTTGCGACGTTCCTGAGACGACATGAACTTCTCTTCGGGGGCAGCGCGGTCTAGATCTTGCGAAGATCGGTTCTCACGACCACCAGCGGAGAGAGATTACTTTAAACGAGATTCCATTTTTAACTCCTATAACCTTGAGATTGTTTAGATTCAGTTGCGTAACGCTTAATCATTCGTGCTCGCTTGCTAGGATCATCCCAGAAGCCAGCATCTTTCATGGCCCTCACTTGCTCGGGGGATAGAGTAAATGAGTTTTTACTGCCACTAGAGGCGATGTTTTCGCGTCCTGAACCCGTCACAATACTTCTCGGTTTGCGAGAAGACCTCTCGTCATGATTAACATTATATCTATGCGGTAACCGTTTTAGCAAGCGGTTATCTAACTCTTCCCAGTATTCGGATGAATTGGGGTTCCAACCTTCTTTAACTAATTTCTGATCTATAACTTTTGCTATTTCAGAATCTTCGTCTTCACCCTTTGGGTCATACCAAGGGTTTCTATCCATCCAACGTGATGCTTGACGCTGCATCTCTGCATTATCTTGTTGGATAGGGCGGTCTTGAGTAGATTGATTTGCTTGGGTTCTGAGGTTTTTTAACGCCTCAACTTGGCTGCGAGTTTCGTACCACATCTCTTGGGCCTTGGCCATGGCTTCGCCATCACCAGAACTAGCTGCCTCAGAGATTTTCATGCGGGCATATTGCAGTCTTAACTCTTGATCCTCGATTGTTTTATCAATTCGGGCAAGCTCAGAACTGTGGGTTTTTCGCTCCACTACCGCAAGTCGTTCTTGTAACTCTTGGTTTTGGCGCTGAAGGTTTTGTAACCGAATGTCTTTTTCTACATTTGATTGTTTAATATATTCCTTCTTGGCTCGGCGGCGTGCACGGCGTGCGGCACGGATGGCTTCGGTGTCATCAGGCTGGTCAGCAGCATCATCTACTGCACCACCTTCTGCGGCCTCTACCTCTTCCCGCGGCTCTTGTTCCTCTGTTTGAGGATTATCAATACCATCAGGCAGGTCTACAGTTGCAGAGCCGTCAGCGCCTTCAGATACTTTAATGTCTAGATTCTCGTCTTTATCACTCATGTTTCACCTCACAAAAATGCTTTCATTGAAAGCGGGTCACCAGTTAGCTTGGCAATAACTTCATGGTCATTTAGAACCATAAACAATGCTGGGTCTTCAAATGCGTCTTCACCAGGCACTTGAACTTCCCAACGATCTCCGCCCCACTTAGGGACACGGATGTAATCACCCACTTCGCACCAAGTGCCTTCTGGCCAAGGTTGCATAGTGTCACGGTGCTTAAAGGCGATTGGGCCTATTGCCAATACCTTAGCCACCATGTTTTGCCATTTTTCTGTTTCTCTAGTTTCTTCAACCAAGATAATTCCAGAGCTAGTTGACTTCTTCTTTGTGCGGCGCAATTGCACCAAAATACGTCCACCAAGCGGCAACGCGCCTGGCTCTACTGCGGGGAAAGCCCACGCCAACTCATTCTCTCGTTCACTCATCATCGTCTTCCTTTAACAATTTATTTAAAATGTCTAAGGCTTGTTTTAAGCCACTATGTTCACCTACAAGGCGTTGATACGTTTCCCAGTTAACAGCGTTTCCTGCTGCAAGAGATGCGGCTATTTCAGCCTGACGTAACTTGATCTCACCTATAAGATCCGAAATTGTGTTCATTTACTTTTTCTTAGCTTGTGACAGACCTCCTTGTGGTTTTGAGCCGTTTGATTGGCCTTTAGGTTGCATGCTGGTGCCATCAAGCTTTTCGCCCATTGCGATACGCTTGTGTTGTGGCACGTTAATGCTCTTTTGTTCTTGATCACTGGTAGCCATATGGGCCTCCTTGTTTGCTGGTTAAAGTAAGTGCAGTTTTGGTCTGCTCGTTTTGCAACTTGACGGCATCTCTGGTCAAGCGTGCAGATTCGATACGCTCTTTGGTTTCGTTGTCGCCTTGAGCAATAGCCATCTTGAGTTGCAATTCTTCTTGGGCAAGCGCCATGTCGTCTTGATGCTTTTGCATGTTGAGCTGGACATCTGCTTGATCCCTTTGTGCGCGGCGCTGGGTTTCCGCCATGCTAGTATCCATAAGGACTTGAGCCTCTGGAGTCATTGGGGCCTTGGGTTGGAACTGTTGCATCTGCTGCATCATCTGCTGGATGATTGGCATGATCTGCTGGAAAGTCTGTACGCTGTCTTGGTTGACGTGCTGGCCAGCTAAAGCAAACAGCTTGTCAATCTTGGGGGTAACGTCTTCCACGTCGTAGTCTGTAACAGGCTTGCCAAGGGACTTGTTCACGTACCCATTCATGCGGTTGAGATACCACAGGGTCAAGTGCTGCTTGATGTGCTCCATCACATGGGGGATGAATGCGGGAGCAATCATTGGGTTTGCGCCAAGGATTGGGTCTTTGGCGAAGTCCAAGTGACTTTGGATGTGGGCGAGGTGGTCTTGCTCCATATAAGCAAAGGCAGACTGTCCAATAGCCATAGCCACGTTCTCGTTGGCAGAATCTCGCTTCTCAGGATCAGGAACGTCCTTCATCAACTCATTGACGCCTGGCACCTTGATCTGCTTCAAGAAGCGCTCAATCACAGACTTGCGGTTAAACAGGTCTGGGTGCTTCTCCATAACCTGCATAACGGCCTGTATTTGGGCCATACGCTGCGTTTCAGAGAAAATGTGGGGGTCAGACACAGGAACTACGTCTGTGTTGCGCTTGAAGTCTTCACGGGTGATTTCTAGGTCTTCAACCACGTCACCCTTCTGCATGTCGTCCAAGTACCAGCGGTTCAGCCTAGCAAGAACCTTAAGTACACGGCTTTGGCTTGCGTGGAGTCGGGCATGGATGGCAGCAAACACAGCAGCACCCTGCTCAATCAGGGCTTGGGTAGTCCCAACGGGAGCCTGTGCGGTTACGTCAGCAATCTTCTCTTCCGCGGTAGTAATAACTCCCTTGGCGGCTTTCTCTAAGAAGCCCATCAGAGAGAACAATACAGGGCTAGGCGCGTTAAAGGGCAGAGGCATGGCAATCTTGCGAACGTCATCCACGCCAGGCGCACCCTCAATCTCCACCACTTGGGTGACCTCAACTTGTTGGCTCTGCCCGCTGATTTTGCCGCCTTTGAGCTTCAGCATGGTTGGGGCG